ATGTTTGCCATCGGTAAAGACGCATCCAGCGCCCATATGAGCAGGATAGGCGGGGATTGCGACAGGAGGGGTCAGAGGAGGTATCCTCATGAACCAACGTCGTAAGAAAGACATTGTAATGGTTTGCGTAATAACGAGCCCTTATTATATTCAATTTTACCCTTAATCGGTTCCAAAAAACGATACGGTTTTCTGGAACTATGTTTAAGCAAACCAGAGGTTTGCTTAATCGGTAAACATGCGATTGCAAATACCATTCTGGAATCGTAACCAATTGAGGCCTACACAGAAGACTTTCACGTCCCACGCAGCAGCAGTTCCATCGGGATTCTGAGGAGCTCGCACATCTAAGGTCAATCGTAGATTCTGAAGACGAGACGCGTTGACAGTGCCCGTAGGTTGATGAATATCTCCAGGCCACTTTGCAAACGGGTATCCATACAAGTATTGATTGTAAGCAATAATGCCCCCGCGATGGTGTCTCGCAATCAGTTGTCGGAAAAACTGTTCTTCTGCTTCTACCACTGTAATCCCGTTGGCTTGTAAAATTCCATAGCTCATCATACTCTGCCTAGGATTGTATGTCTCATTGTAGTCTTTGTTCAAGACACTCGACCAATTTGTCCATTCATTATTATTGAGAACATCTTTGCGTCTTATAAACCAGAGAATCTCCTCAAGAGGATGATTGGCTTCCAAGGGAAGCTGAATCCGAATCAGATTGTCTTGGTTTTGTTTTGCGATCACATACTTGAGAGGTTCTTCAAAGTAAAAGGTTTGAATATGTCTGTGCATAATTTCAAACGGTTCGCGGATCATCTTTGTGCGCACGGATCCATCTAACATCGCTCCCCATGTGACTAGGCGGACGTTTTGAAGCATCGGCTCTGCGTCCATTGTTTGTGTAGGCAGCACTTCTCTGAAAGGAAGTGTTTTGTTCAAGAGATTGATAGTTGTATTGATAGGTGTAGCATCACACGAATCGCGATACCCTCTTGCTTGTCTAAGCACTTCTGTAAAAGGCCTGAGGGTAATGTGAATTCGCACAGTTCCTTCTTTACAGGCAACTAAAGGAAGTCCCTCCTTCATGCGTGTGCGTTGAAAGAACAACGGAAGAACACATTGGAGAAATCCAGTTTCTGTGGGGAACACACGATATTGGGGCCACGTGAGAATCTGTTGGAGATTCGCAACTCCTAAATGGTCAGCACCCGGACCCACTTGTGTATTCAAGTCAGGATACAAGACACTAAACGCAGTGGATAAATCCCCATCTACCATTTCAATGGTGGTTCCATCAATTTCTAACTCCACTTTTTGAAGCAAGATTTGTCCCATAGCATTGGCATAAAACCAAGCTTCGCTAGGCGTCTCATATTGATATTTCTGACTTTGAAGATTTAAGACAGTGGTCAAATCAAACCAGCTTGACAATTGAAGTTGAAGACCTCCTCCTAAGAGCAAATCCCCACACGTCTGGGAATTAATATCAAAAGAGAACCGTTGTCCAAATCCAGCAGGACCTCTGTATTGAATATCTTGAAGGACAGGGACAAAGGGTGTAAAGCGGCGTTCGGGGTTCCGTGTGAACCAACTTACATTGGATTTGAGAGGGAAATATGAATTGTCTTGTGCGTCTCTGTCTGTTAAATCCAGAAGCGTTGTAATATCTCCTGCGGGTCTTTGAAAGGAGCTTGCCATCTGTTTAGGAGTAGCTAATGTCTTAGCATAAAGTTTGTTTAGAAGGGTCTCTACGGAAAGAAAATCTTTGCCTTACATAAATGGAAAGCGAATCTAATAGTTGTAAAAAAGAAATCAATGAAGTTCTTGAAAAACGAAGACAGCGGAGAGACGAAATTCTCTCCAAGTATGAAGAGTTATATTCAAAACTTGATACGCTCTGGCAGGTTTTAAAAAATAGTGAAGACCTCCAGTATAGAAATACACTCAATCTTAAAAAATATGATGAGGAAATGCAGGAGTTAGCACGTGAAGTAGATAGGCTTCGCGAATTCTATATAGATGAATATACAATTAGCGAAGTAATGAAGAGAGTTGAAGATACCCTCGCAGAAAATGTCATGCGGCTACGAAAACTCTATGGGAAAAATATGGCTGCCAAAAACTGGGTGACACAGTCTAGACCAAGGAGCCGTTCCTTTCCATCTGCTTTTAAAAACCTCTTTACACGGAAACGGGGTGGAAAGAAAACACGCAAGCATTAATTGCCAAACCATAAGGTTGCTCTATAATTTTCAGTCACCATACACGCCCAGCTCTCCACAATACTGTGAAGAACTGAGTTTTTGCTTCCTACAACAATGTCATTTAAATCAATGTAGAGTGTTGGTCTGTCTGCGGTTGTAAAGTTTACAGAGCCTTCAGGTTGTCTGGCAAAGGGTTGTCGTCTGCTCCGAACGTCACCCACTGTCCAATTCATAATGGCAAAAGGTAATCCAGAATCTCGTTCTTCTTTGGCTAAAGCAACAAGGTAGCGCCAGACAAGAGGCTGGAACAAGGTTTCTCTGTCTTTTCCTGCGATGACTAACTTCATATTGTTATAGAATTGGCCTCCTGAGATATCATTGTTGATATTCCATAACTGATTCGCTTGAATGGCAGTCTTTGAGCGGAAGAAGTTGACAATGCGAGCCGCAGGATGAGTTCCTTCTAAGCGTCGGGTTATCGCTGCGACAGCACCTCTTTCAATGGGATTATAATCATATTGGTTCTGAGTAAAGATATTCTCGTAGACGCGCTCAAAGGGAATTTCGTTTCTCACGGTTTGGAGACTGAGACGTGTTTCCGCATCTGTATAAATATGTCTTGTCTCAAGTAAAATTGACGGTTGCTGAATCTCTTGGATAGGTAACGTAGAAAATGTACTCACTGGTCCAGAAGCGCTTGATTTCAGCAACCAACCCGAGGCACCCCATGGCGTTGGTTTCGCCCTTCCATCTGAAGCCTCAACCAGGTCTTCTAGCTTTCGCAAAAAACAACGAATCCGGTATTGTTGTTGGGGTATACAGCAAGAAGGAAATCCCCCGTCATCAAGACTTTGACATCCAAATAACGGTAAGGGGAGGCGAAGTCGTCCAGGTGTCGCATTCCGCCCAAGTAAAAGTGGAGACCCCGAATGAAGACCTACCAGACGATTATCTAGAAATGCTGAATTCAGTGTTCCCCTACTCCGAGATGTTGCCCAAAGCGCGTCCCCACTAAATTCCTGGAGGAGGATGTTGTCTTGAAGGAGTTGAATCTTTTCAAACAAGAAGAATCCAATTCCATTTGTGTAACCATAGGAAACACCAGAGGCATCTGTAATGACGGAAGTAGGATTGAGAACAGCTTGCGGAGGAGGAAGCCATGACGGTAGGTCTATCAAAAGAGTTGGCTCTACAAAAAAATCTCCAGCGATTTCCACTTGGAATTCAAAACTGCGACCAAATCCTGGTTGATTCAACGGAGGTAAGCGGCGAAGCTCAGAAATCTGAGGGGGTGTCGGATTGTAGCGATTGTCAAACAAATTTTTACTTTTCTTATCGTCTTCAATGAAATAGACATCTTTATTTCCTCTCGCGACCAACTCGTAGAGAGCTCCTTCAATACTATAAGAAGTCGAGGACATTCCTTCTTCTTCTTAGAGTCTATGTATTCCCTTAAGGCACAGCCATTAATTCTTCTTCTGTGCTAGCCCTTTCTCTGCGAACACAGCAATCATACCACTTTTGCCGACACTTTTGTCTATCTCTCTTACAATCCGCACAGTTCCGTTTACAATCGCGTTTGGGTCGGCAAGAACAGGGAAAGAGCGCTGTGAGAAGAACACTCGAGCCACATGTCAAAAGACCAAATCCTAACACAATTGCTAAGGCACCGTCTGTTGTATCCCCGTAGTCCATCTTAGAATAGAGTTCGTATGATTTTTTTAAGCACAAAAATTGATTTTCACAACCACCTCAATCCATGTATAGCGATGCCCCATTTCCTTCGAGTAAAAAATAGTGCTCTTCATGTGCCCAGTATTTCCAATGTCATTATGTATACAGGTTGTCTAGGAGGTGGGTTTCTCCGCATTTATTATCACAACTCTACAAAATCCACATCTCTTTCCTATTCTGACAAGGAGGCCTGGTGGACTGATTACAAGCGCATCAAAGAGGCGATGGCTGAAGTGGATAAGCTTCTGAATACGCTTCCTCTCACCGATTCCTCTCCTCCAACTCATGTGGTGAAAGATTCAACACAGGAGATTGTTGTGGAAACCGAAAAAACATCTTAGGTAAGTTCTTTGAGATAGTTGTTGTAGACTTTCATCGCTTCTTCCATCTGTTTTGTTCTGTATTTATGATGTTTTGCTCGATAGAACATCGTAGTCGCAACTTGTCTCTGGTAAGCCCGAGGTTTACCACGTAATCTCTTGAGCGTCTGTTGAGCTCTTTCTTTTGTTCCATATTGCGCTTTGACTTTCGAAGGACCTTTTGGATTGTCATTGTAGAGTTGAGTTCCTTTTTGTTTCCGTGTTTTCATTTACTAAGAGGACAGAAAGAGCGGGCAGGTGTTTCCAATGGGATAGGAAGACGAGACTAGAAGAACGAGGAAGCCAATGAGAGGCGAGAATGCTATGAGGAAGATCGGCAGCATAAGACAGGGAGTAAGCTCAGGTTGCTTCTGCTTTCTATAAACGAGAGGACCGTAGTAGACCTCCTTCATCATCTGGTAAGCCTCCTCAGCCTTCTCCTTGCTCTCAAAGAAGATACACATACTCGGAACCATTTCATTCTGCTTGAACGTGTTGATGTAGAGCCGCCGACCCTTCACCTGAAACGTCTGAATCAGATTGACATCAATTAGACGATGCCGATGCGCCACATAGCCCTTCGTGATTTCAAGCTCGTTCTCCCAGATATCATGAACAATGGACATTCTTAGAGTCAAACGGGTGGTATGCCAAAAAAAGGGTTGGATTTCCGTTCAATTTTTTACCACCTAGGCCGTTCCATTTATCGTTTCACACGCAAGAAAGACATTTGCCAAGAATCGCGCTAACATATCATTGTCATCGGCTAAGAGGCGAATGGCTCGGGCCATTGTAGAGGCTTTCTGGCCCGATGACTTCATCAAGATGGCTTTCATATAGCCTAGAATACACATCTTCATGGTGACGACTTCATCCTTGGTCAAATCTTTCAGCATTTTACTTGACTCTTTCCAGTCCCCCTTGGACACCGCTTTACAGATGGCCAGAGTATCAAACTTGCCAATCGTGAAATTCGTCACAGACTCTGTAGCTGGAATTCCACTGAAGAACTTCTCAGCGGCCTGTAAGACAAGACCAGGACTCGTCACTGAATTCACATAGAGCGCATCATAGAGAGGCTTGATATCATCCACAAAGGCAGCCTCCTCTGCGGCCTTTTCTAGCAACGCATAGGTCTCATCTGTGGTCAGGCCTTTGGGTGACACCATATAGGCTCGCCGCTGTAATGCGGGGATAATCTTGGTCAAATTGGAGGTACAGAAGATATAATACACATGCTTTGCAACGTCTTCTGTTTCAGTCAGCAATGCGTTTTGTGCTGCGGCAGTCAGTTGATGGGCCTCATCCAGAATCACTACCTTACACTTGGACGGTGCGATAGGCATGTAGCGCATACTCTCAATCAGAGAACGAATGTCATCAATGCCATTCTGATTGGCCGCATTCATTTCCTTGATATCATACTTCTTGTATTTCTCCCACATCTCTCCAGGAATCTCAAACGCATTCTCTTGTTTGGGGCCCATTTGAAGTGTCAATGCAAGAATGCGTGCGAAGGTCGTCTTACCTGCTCCAATCGGACCATGAACAATATAGAAGTGGGGGATACGTCCTACCTGAAACTGGTATTCCAGAGCCTTCACCAACTCGTCTTGTCCCACACACTCCTGAAGGCTCTTGGGCCGCATAGATAAACTTAGAACTCGTTCAGATGCCATTATGTAGTTTGCTTCTAGACACTGCGGTTTGTTGGTCAAATTTACTAGAAACCGCAATAAATTTGAACAGGATGAAGAGCAAAGCAAGCACCATGAATGATTCTGATGTGTGGGATGAGTCCCGTATGGACCAACCCACTCTTCTCAAATACAACGTCCACACACCTCTTCAGGGGAAGTCTGTAAGCAACGTGAAAGAGTTGAGTAATGGCTTAGCCTTGCCTGAATGTGAGTGTTGCTACAGGAATTGTCTTGTATGAATTCACAAAACAATGGTCTGCGTCTGTAAAAAATCGCATGCTGTAGTATAGAATGGCAGGAAAAGGAAAACGCAGTATGACCCGCAAAGTTTTACGCTTACCCCAAGGAGTCCTAAATACGGCACTCGGCATCGCTGGATCCACCCGCAAGGGAACCGTTCGTCTGGCTAAGCGCACTGGCAATGGTGCGTTTAAGATTACGGGCACCGCCTTGGGCACTGCTCGTAATGTCAGCAAGTCTGCTGTCAACACAGTTGGAAATATCGGTATTACAGCCACAAAGGGTGTTACGAAGTTGGTCAAGAACTCCATTGACTTGGCAAACAACATCACGACGGGCACCTTGAAGGGTATCTCTCGCACTGTGCGCAACGGTAAGAAACGCAGCACTCGCCGTCGTCGTGCTTAAACAAGAACACAACTGCTCTTCCTTCGGGATTTATCTTCTTTTTCATGCGAGGTTTGAAATAACTTTTCATGAATGGTCGTCACATAGTCGTCAGGGACCCGAAGTCGCACACAGGATCCTTGGGGAGCTTCTTTATAGGAGACGTAGTTGCTTTCAGGCGCTTCCGTATGAGGTTGGAAGGACAAGGATGGCGTCCCGATATCCTTTAAAAAGGTTCGGAAGGATTCTTCTGATTGAGAAAGAGCGCGAAGGTCACAAAACTTCGCATAGTGCTCTTCATAGACAACAACCCAAAGCTTCATCTTCTTATTTTCGGGGAGCAAAAATCGTCATTTCAACAACGCGGTCGGGACGAACAGGCAAAACTAATTCAGCACGTCTTTGAAATCGGGGAAAGTCAATGCGGCCATCCCATTGGTCTCCCCCTGCTATCCATTCGTCTAACTGTCTCTTTGTCTGATAGTATCCAGGCTCATTGTTTGGAATTCCCAGCTCTTTGAGTTTTTTCAAAATTGTAATGGATTCTTTGACTCGATCTTGTTTTGATTTCAAAGGCTTTCCATTCCGCATATACTTGTCTTGAACGGTGTTTCCACTCACATCAGACTCTTTGACAACACTTTCAGTGGTATCAGACATTCTGTTACAGGATCAAAAAGGTCTTTAGCCTGAACAACCACAGACATCATTCACATTTCTGCTGGGATAGGATGTTACGCATGTGCTACAGTATTGGACACCGTTGTAGAAACTGTATCGGAGTTGGTAATCCTGGAAATTTAGCGTTGCGCCCGTAATACAGCAAGTGCTAAAGTTCGCCGCAGGCTGTAAAGGCTGTTGAACCGCTTTAATTCCCGCAAAAATCGTTCGGTTTTGTAATTTGCGAATGATGTCGCTTGCGTCCATTTTATCTATATTAGGCTATAGATAAAATGGCTCTAGCACAAAAAGAGTTGATAGACTCTTTTTGTGCGTCCATTCTATTCTAGTATCTAAATAGACTCTTTCTAGAATTGAAAGAACACTATGTGTGGAATTTGGTTTCGTCTTGGGCCCATGATGGTGATTCATAAGCCCAAAACATGGATTCAGACCTTGTCACCGAGAGGTCCCGAGTCTATGACAATCACAAATCTCAGTGAAGATATTACGATGGGATTTACTCGTTTGGCGATCAATGGATTAACGGAAGAAGGGATGCAGCCCTTTAGTGAAGGAAAGACCACATGGATGTGCAATGGAGAAATCTATAACTGGTCAGAATTGGCCTGCCAGCACAACATCCAAAGTCTACGGTCTCAAAGTGATTGTGAAGTGCTCGGTCACTTATACAGTCTCTACAAGGACAACCTTGCGACCTTTTTCCGGATGTTGGATGGTGTCTTTGCTTTGATACTTGTGGATGAGGAGAGAAATCAAGTCATCGTGGGGAGAGACCCTTATGGTGTGAGGCCCTTGTATGTTGGCACAAAGTTTGAATGTAAATATCAAAATGGCACAACGTTTACTGTGGGCGCACAGACACTCTTTTTTAGCAGTGAGTTGAAAGGTCTCATTCCTATTGCTGACCATGTTAGTCATTTTCCTCCCGGAACCTTTCAAGTCTATGACATTTCTACCAAAAAACTCTTACGCTCTGAAAAGTATCATTCAGTTCCTTGGCTAAAGAATCCGTTGTTCTCTCTTTCCCACACCTCAGGTCTCGAAATGGCCTGTATGGGATTGCGCTTTTCTTTAGAGGAGGCGGTTCGGAAGCGTATGCTGATGGAACGTCCTGTTGCGGCTCTCTTGAGTGGTGGAATTGACAGCAGTCTCATTGCGTCTTTGGTCCAGAAACACCTGCGCATGCGGAACTTGCCTCCTCTTCGCACCTTCAGCATAGGCATGAAGGGAAGTGAAGATTTACGTCACGCAAAGATGGTGGCCGATTGGATTGGCTCTAGCCACACAGAAATAGTGCTGACCGCGGATGATTTTTTTAAAGCAATTCCTACTGTCATTCATGCCATTGAGACCTATGATACAACGACAGTTAGAGCCTCTGTTGGAAATTGGCTTGTCTCAAAAGCGATTAAAGAAAAAAGTGATTGTAAGGTTGTCTTTAATGGAGATGGATCGGATGAAGTCTTTGGCTCGTATTTGTATTTCTACAATGCGCCAACTGACCAGATGTTTGAAGAGGAATCTCAAAGACTCTTGGATACGATGTATATGTTTGATGTTCAGCGTTCAGATCGCAGTATTAGCACTCATGGATTAGAGCCGAGAACACCTTTCTTGGATAAGCAGTTTGTTGCGGTTGCGCGGAGTTTGCCCACCTATTGGCGTAGGCCTATCAAGGGAAGACAAGTAGAAAAATGGATTCTTCGGAAGGCGTTTGATGATGGTATTACGTTGCCCCATCAAGTCTTGTGGAGACGCAAGGAAGCCTTTAGTGATGGTGTCAGCAGCCAAGAAAAATCGTGGTATCAAGAAATTCAGGAGCGTGTTTTACAGTATATGCCTGATGACTGGTATGAGAAGTCACAGAGACAGTATCAACATTTGCCTCCTCAGACACCCGAGCAATATTATTACCGCTACCTTTTTGAGGTAGACTTTAGTAAACTACCGTCACAGACATGTGTTCCTTATTTCTGGATGCCGCAATGGACTCCTGGAGCTACAGATCCGAGTGCGCGAACCCTTTCTCTTTATAATGAAACACCTCAGTAAGATGGATGAACCATTTCACAGGCCAGAGCCACCAGGGTTTACAAGTTATGATACATCCTATGAAGCATCCGTTCATATACCTTTTTTTTTCTTAGGACTTTCTATATGGTCTGGAAAGGTGGATGAAACAGCACAGTCTGTTAGTTTTCGCCAATCAGATCTTTCTGGAACTCACATGACAAGTCTGTTTCCTTCACAGACACTGACAGTAATCTTAAATCCTAGCCAAAGTAAGAAAAGTCCTTCCAAGACTACAGTGAGGGAAGCTGTTGATGCTCCATAGAAGAGAGCAGCAACACCAACTAACATTATAGAGCCACTTATCGGATAGAGGGGGTGCGCTGACATGCTTTGCTAAGAACCATGGTGCAACTCGTTTCAATTTTACATACGTTCTACCAATTCTGGATTTACAAAGATAAGTGCTAAGATAGTCACCACCAAAAATACATAGACACCTAATTCTTTCATTGTTTCTCCTTTAAAAATAAGATGAATAACTGTATTGGCAATACCCCAGACACCTACCCACCAGAGAATTAAGATGATAGAATAGAATACTGCTTTGAATCTACCTGTCAAGGGGAGAGTAGGAGAGTCCATTTAGTAAGGGTGGTGAAAAATTTGAGGCTAGACGCTAGACATAGAACCGCACTCACCATGTCTCACACACAAACGACGCTCAAACAGATGAAAGGCCAGGCGGTCAAAGATATTTGGCATGCCATGATTGGAAAAGCTGCTGGAATTAAGAATACAACAGGACTGAAGAATGGGGATGAAATCATTGAGGCCATTTTGGAAGGGCAGCGGGACCCAGAGTTTCTTCAGAAGTTCATGACGCGAGCTCCTAAACAGCCTGTAGAAGTAGAGCAGAAGGAAATGCCACCCAAACCCGGAAAGACAGAAGCCGAACCAAAAAAGAGAGGACCCAAACCGAAACCAAAACCTGTTCTAGCACCTCCTGTAACTGTAAGGTCTGGTCAGCTTCAAGCCTATGAATCACCAGACATTCCCATTCAGCCCTCTGAGATTACGCGGATAAGTGTAAAAGAATTGTATGTGGTAAATACGTTATATTTCTTGGAAACGAAGACAAATAAACTTTATAGAGCCAATGATGGAAGACCAGGAGGTCACTGTGGCACGTGGGACCCTGAGACGAGAGAGATTTATGAAGAGGATTCCTGAGGCATTAGAGCAAGCCACGACACAGGAAATACATCACGCAGAAGCATATCTACTGCCGTCGCATAATCACAAATTTCTTTTTGTTTGTTCCTCTGAGCTACATAGGATTAGTGAGGTACTTCATCTTCATGAGGCTGAGAACTCATGGTGCGCATGGCACTCGCAATTTGTGTCTGGAAGCGGTTCGCAAAGGGCGAAGTCATCATGGGTACCACCCCTGGAGGCAGATGAGGACTCGACGGACGACTCATCACATCGGGGTCTTCTGGAGTCATACTTCCTAGAGCAACTTGACGGCGAAGGCGGGGCGCACCTGTGGCACGAGAACGTGGCGGTGGCGTCACAGGAGGTAGGTGTGTTGTGATGCTTCGGAGACCACGACCCATTCCAATATAGGCTGAATGTTGAGCCATCTCAATAGTCTCCTGTTGTGTCATATGGTCACGATGGCTGAGCTCAAGTGTCTTCTGAATATCGTCTAGGAGAACAGCTTTGAGAGGATGGTCCTTCACACGGTCATCCTCCTGAAGCTTCTTCAAGAGTGCTTCAGACTCTTCGCGCATAGCAGAGCTTGAGAAACTAGATCGCAACTTCTGGAGGAGGGCGACAACCTTCTGGCGGTATTCTGCCATGATGAGTGAGACTGGAATCTCTTGGAGAGTTGTGAGAACAAGTGGCTCTGTAAGAATATCAATTGGATCCAGGGTGCTCATATCCGTTCCCTTGACACGAAGGGGGCCCTGTGAAGGCGCCGACTTGAAGAGAATTGTGACCTCTCCATCAGCGTAGAGGTCTCCTACATAGACAGTTGTGAGTCCATCGGAATTCAATTCTGTGCGATAGGAGGTCGTGGCAGTAGAACCAGGAGGAAGCTGAACTTCCACCTTCTGCGCACTCACACTGACGAGGCCCCCCAGAATATCACCAAAGACAGTTGCGACATCCTCCAGATTGGTCACCACATTGTAGGCGCCACCACCTGCCTTGGCCATATTGGTGAGCATCTCTGCGTTGTGGTCAACACCATAGGCAACTGTGGTGAGAGAAAGACCTGCGCTCTCAGACTGAATCCGCTGAAGGATTTCAATGAGACCCTGCTCAGAATAGACGCCACTATTCGCATGGCCATCTGTGAGAAGAATGATACCCTGCTTGCGACCAGAAGAAGGAGGCTCTACGAGGGCTCGGGCTTCCAGAAGACCTGCGCTCATATTTGTGCTTCCCTCTGGAGAGAGCTTGTTGATGCGATAGAGAATCGCCTGACGCTGTTCAGGCGTTGGGATGGCTCTAGTAAGGAAGGTCTTGGAATCATCTGAGAAGGTGACAAGGCTGAGACGGTCTTCAGGGCTGAGCAAGTCTAAGAGAAGCTGGATGGACCGCTTGACAGAGAAGAGCTTGTCTTCAGACTCCATTGAGCCTGATGTATCCACAAGAAGCGTCATATGAACAGGTTGTCTTTCATTGCGTGTTTGTCCTTTAAGAATGATGCCACCATTGCGAGCAAGGGTAGCATCATCCTGAATCTGTGTAAAGAAGCTGGAATAATTCATTGTGTATGCCTTTCAATGGGCATAGCGAAGCATTCAATTTTTTAGGCAAACATTGGAGTTACAATGGTTGGCGATGTGTCTATAGAGACTGCTGTGACTGTTTTGATGTCTTTCGGAAACCGGTTCGCAAATCCTTCTTGTTTGACCTGCTCAACACACGGCACAAAGAGAGCTCTATCGCTTCCATGAAGAGGAGGCTTGGGAAATCCATTAAATTCACTCGCGGTGACAGAGCTGTAGGCACCCATATTTGGAAACCAAAGCCAATCTCCAACTTCTAGCTCTTCCATATCGTTGGAATCCGCAATCATATCCAAACTATCGCATGTGCGACCATACAGAGTTCCTTTGACTCGCTTGCGAGCTGGAAGGTCTTTGTTTTCATACGAGGTTGGAATGCGAATCCATTGCGGCTTTTTGTGGTCAAACGGAATACAAGAGAATTGTCCATACAAACTTTCATCGATGGTATAGCGCCATCCACCACTTGTCAGATTCGGCTTCTTACCGATGACCTGGACAAACAAATCAAACGCAGATTCCGCAAAGAATCGTCCAGGCTCACCGATGTATTTGAGAGTGCGTTTGTTATACTGATACATTGACGAACGAATTTTCTGCGCGTAGCTTTCAAATTGTTCTTTATTTGAGAAAAATCCACCCCCGATATCCACCATGTCGGCATCATGCCCTTGACTATTCAACGTAGTAATAACGTCGTGCGATTTTTTGATAGCTTTCTTATACTGATTTGGGTCCAAGCAACCGGACCCCACGTGAAAGCTTACACCCCTGAGAGGAATACCTTGTTTGTAGGCATACTTTGCTAACTCTTCTGCCTTTTCAGAAGGGAGACCAAATTTGCGAGAAAATGGCATCAAACTGCTCTCATCTTCCACCAGGATGCGCAGAAGAGCAGACCCAGCCCATTTGACTGACTTCAGCTTTTCCACTTCTTCTATGGAATCCACGACCGTTGTGGGAGACCCTAAGGACTTTGCCATTTGGAGGTCTCTCATCGGTTTACAAGGATTCGCATAAACAACATTGTCTTTGAATTCACCCTTTTGAACTTCTGCTACCTCGAGAAGTTCTTTCCCAGACGCACAATCAAATCCAGAACCAAGTGACGACAACGTCTTCAATAACGCACGATCAGGATTACATTTCACCGCATAATACGGCTTAATATGAGAAAGCTCCTTTGTCCATACACTCCAATTTGTATGAACGCGACTGCTCGCAAAGACATAAAAAGCACCGTAATCAGAACGGAAAGAACGAACGAGTTGTTGAAGTCCCTGCAGCGTGATACCGATAGTTAGACATGTGAAAAAATGCTTAGGCTTTTTCTCCGCAGGAGAAGGGCCGCTGATCGGAAGGTCACAGGCTTTTTCTCCGCAGGAGAAGGGCCGCTGATCGGAAGGTCACAGGCTTTTTCTCCGCAGGAGAAGGGCCGCTGATCGGAAGGTCACAGGCTTTTTCTCCGCAGGAGGAAAGGGCTAAGGAGAAAGGGTTAAACCCCCTTACCGGAAGTTTTCTAAGAAAAATGCCCACGCTCCACCTTCAAGTTTGCGCAGGATTTGCCAACCGAGTCCGATCCCTCGTGTCGGGAATTTGTTTCGCAGAAGACCATGGACTTACACTCGTCATCCATTGGTTTCCAGCATCACCTGAATGTGCGTGTCGCTTTTCAACTGTCTTAGATGCTGAAAGTCTTCCCAAGACAGTAAAAGTGGCTCCTGAGGACTTATATATGGCGAAAGAGGTGCTAACAGAAGAAAACACATTAAATGCGTTTCGAGGGTGGGATAGAGTCTCTGATTTGAACTGGAAGTCCTATGGTATTTTCTATAAGAATTCCAATTGGGAAAAACATTTACAGAACTTGAGGCCGAGTCGTTTGGTCAAAGACCTTCTAGAGAGACGCTGCTCCCAAGTAGAGTGGTCAAACGCAATTGGTGTCCACATTCGTCGGACAGACAATAAGAAATCCATTGAAGGAAGTCCGTTAGAGAGTTTTTTAACAACTATGCGTGAAAAGCCTGATAAGTTTTTTGTTGTCGCGACAGACGATGCCAAAGTGAAAGAAACAATTGAACATGAATTTTTGGGTCAGTGTATCTTCCCAGCGACAACCTTGACTAGACGAACGGAAGAAGGAATGGTTCATGGAGTTGCAGATTTCTTTGCGTTGACCAAGTGCACCCAGATTTTGGGGTCCACTGCGTCTTCATTTAGTGAAATGGCTGCTCGGTATGGGGCTATTCTATTGGAGATAGCAACGCTTTGAACTTCGCATCGTCCTGATATAATAGAAATGACCAATGTAAAAACACAATCAGAATCATTGACATTAGACAAAGTTCTTTCAAAGCCTTTAGACAATTTCTACCCATCTACATATAGCATTGACATCATCATTATCTGAAAATCCTGCCATGGCAATACAATATACATCGGGTTTTCCTTGAATATCAGAAGAAATAGGAGAAGCATTCAGTAAATCCGCAACAGTCTGATCAGTTAGAAACGCAGCACGTTTATCATAAAATCCTGTTTGAATACATTGCCCTCCTGAAATGGTATTGGTAGGCTCTGTTGTTCCATTTGCGAATACTGCGTATTGAACCATACTTCGTTTATCAGGATGGTTAACCCAACTAATGGTTCCTGTGATGGTTGGATTTTTGAAAATACTATAGACACCCGATGCTTTTCCATAGAGCTCAACATTTTGAATTTTAATTGTCGCGCGACAATACTGTTGCTGTAAGCGCAAAAGAAAAATAGGTAGAAGTGTCTGATCAATCCGAGTTGTGGGCCGAATAAGGTTTGCTGGAAGTGAAAAAGTGGCTCCTAACGGTGTATATTCACCATCAATTTGAGATGCCATACAAATGGAAGCTGTAGCAGCAAAATTAGAAGAGCCACCTGATACTTTTTCAATCTCATAGCGCAAAGGAAGTTTATTCAAATTCGTATAAGGAATTTTGTAGCCACGATTTTGAAACGCATGACAGACAAGTGGATGTCCATCATTGTAGATGCCCATTCTTACTAATCCAATGCCTAACCATTGACGTTCAATCCAAAAGAGTCCTTCTGTCGTGCGTTGAAGCGTAACACCACTTGGATTGTTTCCAAACTCTGGATTCAGAGTATCTACATTCCAGTTAGATTGCGCAACACGAACTACATTGAGACTATTATTAGAACTATTGTGGCGCTCGACAACAAACCAATCATTGCCTGAAAGTTCAAAAAAATGCCCCATACTCGGTTGATTGGTTTCTTGGCCTGTCCCTCCATAGATTGAGCTCGCATACAAAAAGGGTGGAGCTCCTGTGGTGCCAGCAGGTGTATTTTTATCACGATAATCATCGTAGATTCCACATCGCACAGCGACAGATGTATCAAAAGTTCCAGCGTATTGGGGAGTCCATGTAAAAAACGCTTGGTGACTTTTTCCAGGCTGATACAACTGGTATTCTAAACTTTGACGCACAGCTCTACTTGCTCCAGAACCTGTTGTGCTAATCAATATAATACAATTACTCGCATCAAACATCACTGTCCCTGCTCCTGTGCTGACGTATCCAATTTGCTCATATTGAGGTGTAAACGAAGGATGAGAAGTAAAGAGTGTAGTAGGTGTCATGGTAATCAAACGACTGAAGGTATCAAAGGTTGCCCCCTGAATCGCAACAGCCCCTAGGGAAGAAATTGATATACTACTAATATTAATATTGACCGAATCATTTGTGACATTTGTTGAAATCCCTGCCCCACAGAGAGAGACGCAGGTAGTTGTGGAGACACTGGAATAATTTGAGGAGGACGCGCACGGAGAGCAATTCATTCTTTTTCTAGTAGAGCAGAATGAATTCCTTCTCAAAAACCGAGACAACACAGTCCTCTGGACAACAAGTCACTATTGCGTATCCCAAACGAAATGAGAGACGTGAGGCCACTGTCTTGTTAGAAATTAACAGCCGTGATAGAAATATCAATCAGTATCCAAGTGCGAGTGAATTCCGTTTCCGCTTGTTCAGACCTCTCAAAGACATTGTGAAGATCCAAATTGCAGGGGGCACAATCCCTGGGTGTCTTTACAATCTCAATACAGGCTGGAATCAGTTCACCTTTCAAGAAGCAAGTCGTAAGTGGAATGTCACAATTCCTCCCGGGCGCTATACCTATGAGACACTCTGCTCAAAACTTGCGTCAGTGCTAAATACTCTTTCAGGTGTAACCAATACATATTCCGTGAGTATTGATGCAACAACAGGTGTTTTATCGCTTCAAAGAGTCACAGGAGCAGCGAATTTTGCGTTTCTCTTTCTGACAGGAGACTATCTAGACTTTTATGACCAGAACAATACCCTCCAAACAATCAATACTCCTGCGAAACTCTTTGGATTTGGAAGAGCCGATTATACAAACTCAGGTGCGACGCTTACAGCACCCAACATAGTAGATTTAGAGTTTCTGTTGAACCGTGCCTACATCTATGTGAATCATGATAACACACAAGACCTGAATACGATTGAACGAGCGGTAGGAAGACAACAGCCGCACGCAATTGTGTATTTTGATGAGCTGCGCAATAACTATAAGTTTCTGAATAAAGAGACATTTGAGCCGCTCTATTCATCGTATCCTGCTCCCATTTCACGTATGGCTGCTCTAGACATTGCGATACGTGACGAATTTGATAGATGTGTAGATTTGAATGGACGCGATTTTACACTTCTTCTAGAGGTGGTCTATTTAGATTAGCGCTTACAACACGACCTTTCAAGCGTCGCGTTGGCTGATGTTGTATTGAATTACGCAGATTTTGAAGAGATGAAAAACTTGAGCGATTCGTATTTGATCCGTTCGTGGAAAGATTGTGAAATGAGTTTCTGAAGGCTCTCGGCGTGGTGTTTTTGTTGTTTTCAAGTTGCTTGGAATACAGGCGCATTTTTCGCAACACAGAATCAATGAGAGGGACACTTCTGGCTCGTTTGGGAAAGATATTTGTGTTTTGTTTGATATAGTCATTTTTTGTCTGAAGAAAGTCTGCGTAAGCCTCATTAAAGAAAAAAGGATTGGGATCCCTCTCTAAGGCGCGAAGAAGACTCATAAGATAGACAATTGCTTCATTTTCATAGGGCGAAAATACAAACGAATTTTGGTTGTTGAGATTGATCCGTTTATTGTTTTTCCGAATCCATTCTATACGACGTGTATTTCGTTGTGTATGGAGATTGTTTATTTCTTCACTGAATTTTTTAATGAGCGCTTTCTGGTCTGCTGTTTGTTCTACTCTTTGTGGTTGATTGACGGGTTTATTTATCGGTTTGGGTTTATTTTTTCGGGTCCAGGACAACCAGGCCATCTACTTGGAGGTTTGTTTTTCCCACGCCCTGTATCCATGAGTCTTTCCCATGAAATAGGAAGAGCCAAGCATCTTTGTTGCGAGGTCGTGGAGTTCTTTTTCCTTGGGTGTTAAGGATTTGAGGAACTGCTTTTCCTTCGGATTCAGAGGATGAGGAGGCTGGAAGGCGAGAGTTTCAGAGTTGGAAGACATTTGGTTCTAGTTGATCCAAGGGAGAAACAAGCCGCAATTTTACCAAGGCACAATAGATGGCAACGCCTGAACAGATGCTTCGGGAGGTTCAACTCAAAGGGAGGTCCTTGGACTCCTTCCACAAAGGAGACATTATCCAGGTGAACAACAAAATGAAGAAAGGGTATAGCTATATCTTAGACGAAGAGCCTGGCACTAATTTTGACCCATCGTTCAAGCCCGAGCTAACACCAGGTGAGATTCTCGCACTAGGGGCCTTTGAAGGCAAATACTTGAATGATTGTATCTCCGAATTTCCTGCGGAATGGTATCTCCGAGCCCTTGCGTTAGGCAAGTTGTCACCCCAAAAACCAGATGTAAGTCTCAACCTCTTTGAGATTAAATCCCGTTTGCCTTTAACTGAATGGGAAAGCTATGGATGGGTGCCACCGTATTATAGTAAGAAGCGTCACATTGATAAAATGGGACGTGAGGTCCTAAGTGATGTCACAAAGAATCCCGATGAACGAGGATGGTTTCAATGGTATTGTCGGTATTGGATGGGTCGGAGACTTCCTGAGCTAGATGAAGTTCAAATTGGCCGTTGGAAAGCCTTTACTCGTCATCGAGGCGCTATCAAGAAAAACTGTAAAGTAGGGGATTTGGAGTGTCGGCCAAAACAGAGACAAGCCTTATTGCATTGGGCTTACAATCCATTTATTTAATCCACTTAGAAAATACGGTTTAGGGCGTAGCGCACAAGAGCAAACAAGACGCCTCCCCACAAGGTATCCATGAGAGCAAAGGAAAGTGTGTAGTTCTTAAACATAGCCAGATTGGTAAAATCATACACGGCATAGGTAGCGACACCCATCTTAAATGCTTCCATCGGTGTCTCGACTTGGAGAACAAGGTAGGCGAGAGCGAGATAGACAACAAACGCAGGGAGAAACTTCAGCGTTAGCTCAGAGCCTTGAATACGGTGAACTAATTTCTGTGCTGTTTCCCCAATCAGAAGAAGCCAAGGCAAATCAACTACAGCCAACAAGAGAACTGCTGTTCCAAAGATTTGAAGGTTGCGGCTCATCTAAACTAGAGAGGATATTTTCTAGTCTAGAATGCATCCAATCAAGTCCATCTTGTTTGACTTAGATGGCGTATTAGTCAATTCAAGAGTGCTCCATTTTGAAACCTTTCGGGACGCACTCCAACACGTCAATCCAGAAAAGGTTCTTACATGGGTTCAACATGAAAAAGAGTTTGATGGATTATCTACCAAACTAAAAATCAAACGATGTGTCGAACTAGGCTGGATTTCAGAAGCAGAAGCAGTAACTCTCTTTGAACTGAAACAGGCCTTGACACAAGAAAGACTCCCTTCTCTTGTAAAACCCAAGGAGTCTCTAAAACTTTTGCTGATTACATTGAACAATCAGGGATTCCGACTGTTCTGTTGCTCAAATTCTGTGAGAAAAACTCTGGATATGACACTTCGTTTGTTGGGTATCCAGGAGTATTTTGAAGAGACATTTAGCAATGAAGATGTTCAAAATCCGAAACCCTCTCCTGAAATGTATCAGTTGGCCATGACGAAATGCTTTCTCAAGAAAGAGGAATGTTTAATTGTAGAAGATAGTCCTTTCGGACGCGCAGCTGCGTATGCTTCAGGCGCACATGTATTAGAAGTGGAAGACGCAGAAGATGTGACATTAACACTTCTGAGGGAGACGTTGTATAGCATTGAGAAACGGGGTCAGTTGTTTCCACGAACGCTTCCCTATGCAAAACCCGTTACATTTCATGTTGTCATTCCGATGGCAGGAGAAGGGTCTCGTTTTAAAGATGCGGGATACACAATTCCCAAGCCGTTCATTCCTGTGGGTGGAAAACCCATGATTCGCTGGGTCATTGAAAATATGATTCCCAAGCACATTCCTTTGGACCATTATAAACTGAAGTTCCATCTGATTGTCCGAAGCTCGTATGTGACTGGAAATACGCTAGAT